TCGGATCGGGCGGGACAGGCGGGGCGGTCGCGGTGGACGAGGTAGGCGCAGCGGTCGCGGCAAACGCAGGTACAGCCATATTTGCGGACTCCTTTGGATCGGATTCAGTTTCGGCGATCTCGATGTCGAACTCGCTCTTGAGAAGCGCTCGCGCCATCTCCTGCGCGGAGGACTTGGCGGCGTCCGGGATGTCGGCAGCGGACCCACGACCGCCGATCACCGCGCGGAGAGCCTTCTCGTTCAGGCGGCCGGAGTGCGGGTTGACGACCGGGAAAAGGGTAAGATCGCGGGTATTGTCCGCGTTCGGATCGCCGAGAAGAGTGTGGCGCGCGATAGACGCCTTGAGCGTGGCGGTCGCATCCGCGATCGATTTCGGGGACTCGGTTCCGGTGTGAAGCGCGGTGACCCACTCATGCCAGGAGGGAGAAGACCAGGTAGTGGTCTCGGTACCGGAGAAAGTAGGACGACGGGCTTTGGCGAGCGCATTCGAGCGGAGCACGGGAGCAGCGCTAGGTGCGGACAGAACATCGGCAGTTGCGGCAGTCGCGGGCACAGACGAATCACTGCTCAGAGCGATTGCCTGCCCGGCTGCGGTGTACAGTCGTGGCGCCCCGCATCCCATCTCCACGCTGCACGCTCCCTCTAACCCTGCGAGCCCCATCGCGAGATGGTCATAGCTCGTGATGTACTGCCAGACATAGGAGTATGTCCGCCCGTCCTCCAGCTCGCCTTCCTCCGCGCTCATGACGATCCATGCGCCGAGCGAGACCTGCACCAGCTTCCCGGCCTGGCAGTCGGCGACCACACTTGCAGGTTCACCGCCGAGGGCCGTAGCGCGATCGATATCGAGCCACGCATCGAGCTTTAGGTTGGTCTCGCCTTCCTCGACGCGCGAGTTGAATACCTGACCGAAGCGGTACTTGTCCTGGACGACCGGGTCGTTCGCGCTGCCGGTGCCGTCGTACGGGTGGACGGGAACGATCGGGCGACCGTTGAAGGACTCGGGGAAGTTCGCAAGCACCTCCGGCGGGACGTACTCCGGGCCTTTAGAATTCATCCCCTGAACGATCGATCCCCCGACCATCGCAACGACCGGCACGATGAGCTGTGCGCGGGATTCGAGTACGGCGAGCGTGCAGTTCGCGGCCTGTGCGTACCCCGAGAGCTGGACGTAGCGCGGGCGAGCGAGAGCAGCGAGCGAAGGCTTTTTCATCAAGCTACCTCATCGCCGCTCTTACCGAAGTTGTTGCACTCGTGAGATACGCCATCAATGACCCGGCCACACGTCGGACAAGCAGGGCGGGCGTCACAGGAATAGGCGATCGTTCCACGTGGCGCCTCGGTTGGTTCTCCGTAACGAGTGCAGGGGTTCACGAGCACAGGTCTGCCTGGCACGGAAGACCGACCCTTGGAAGGCAGCGTCATTGCGCGGTTCCCTCCATAAGCTCGCGGGCGATGACGCGCGTGTATGTCCCTGCCCCCCGCTGCCGCTCACGATGGCGCTTCTCTTCCCGAGACTGGAGCGCGAGCTTCGCATACTGGATTTGAGCGATTCGCCGTTTCCCGAGAACCGAGAGATGGGGTGAGCTGAAGATCGCGGAGAGCGACGCACGACCGCCCTTCGCGAACCGCACCGAGTTGACAACTGGCTCGGAGGTGAGGATATCCGCGCCGCCGCTGTCTCCCGCACCACCTGCCTTGCTGTCGGAGGTCTGGATCGTGGACCGCTGCCGATCACCCGGCGGAACCGCATCTTCCCCGGACGGCGTGTTGTCGTCGAGCGCCGGGTTATCTCCCTCGACGCCGTCGATTCCGTGTGCATCACCGGGCTCTAGGGGTTGGAGCCCGTAGTTGATGTCGCGGATCTCGCTGGCGGTAAAGATCAACCCGCCGCCGCTCGCGGCCTGAAACCGGTTCGCCTGTGCCATCGCGAGAGTGGCCTTCGCCTTCGCGTCCTCGGTCAGTTCCTCGATCAGAGGCCAGATGCAGTCGTAGGACGGGTTTGAGGGCGTTGGCAGCGCTCCGATCATCTCGCAGCGGGTGTTCAGCTCGCGGACTGTAGGGACTGCGAACTCGATCCGACGTTCAGCGACGCGATCTCGGAGGTTCTCGTCGTCTTGTGTGCTCGCGAGGTGAGCGCGCTCGGAACCGATGAGAATGCGCATCGGCAGACCGAGCGTGCCCGCGATCAGTTGGAGGATCGCCATCGCGTTCGGGCCGAAGATCGGGACTTGAGAGTTGGCCCCGCCGCCGATCGCGGAGAGCTGGGTCCCGACGGTGCGGAGCCAGCGCCGTGCGCCGTGGAGGTACTCTTCGAGTTGATCGGACTGCGCTTGCTTTGCCTCGACCCCCATCTTCGCGGCGATTGCGGGATCGAGATCCGCTTGAATCCCCGGGTTGGCGCGAATCCACGTCGCCTCGGCCCCGCCGCCGACTACCTTCAGGAGGTCATCCAGTAAGTTCCAGACCGATCGCAGGCGGGGTTTGCCGTAGACGTTGTCCGCGAGACACCCCTCGGCGATATGTATGACCCGCGAGTGATCTACGGATAGGGAGATCGACCCCGAGCGGACCCCGGTGCGGTAGTCGTACCCCGGGCCGATCGGCGAGCCGATGGTCGCGAGGTACGTCTCCGGGAGACCGAAACGGGGGTCCGAGGGGTCGGTAACGACGCGGGTAATCTGGCTGCGGGTCTCGTCAAGCGGGGTCAGGTAGAGAAGATCGGCCGCGCCTTTCGGGAGCGTCGTGAGCGGAGTGAGAAGCGACTCCCCCTCATACAGCTGACACCCGAGGAGCAGCGCGCTGTAGTGCCCGAGCCCGGCCATGATGTCGGCACGCATCAGCCGGGAGGGGAATTCCAACCGGGAGCTGAGATCTGCCCACGCTCCTTCGTACTCGGTAATCAGCTCCGGGTCCTCGTCTTCGATGATCGAGAACTCGCCGGACCAGGTAAGGCGGGGGTATGCCTCGACGATCCGCTCCGCGATCCCTCCCCGCTGGTACCGCGACCAGTAGTCGTAGGGGGTTAGGACGTCGGCGTACCCGAGCGCGGTGTACATGTCCCGCGCGCCGTTGAAGGAGACACCGTCACGCGGGAGCTGGGTCTGGAAGCGGTTCCCGAAGGAGATGCGGGATGTCAGATCGGAGAGAGCGGCGAGATCCCCGCGGTTTAGGTTGGAGTGCAGGTTGGAACGGGTAGGCCCCGGCACGGCAAACGTCGAGTCGCCCGGATCGCCCGGTGCGCTTGGTGCTGCACTCTCCCCCATCGTATCGTCGAAAAGGATCACGTATACACGAATAGCACGCTAGCTAGTGGTTGTCTAGGCAGGGACCCACAAGATATTGTGGTGTGGAGAGATGGCTTGACACCGTGCGGGATGGTATGAGATAGTGAGTGGCAGGTGAAAGACGATAGGAGACCGAAACAATGCCCACGTCTAAAGCACAGTGAGAAGTCGTTGATCGCCGCTCTCAACGACTTGGAGCGGCACTGGCCGGATGACTATGCGCTCTTCGACTATTCGGGGCGTCTTATTTTAATTAGGCTAAACGATGACGGTTCCTTTCCCGATCCGAGCCGGCAGGGGGCCACCAACGATGCCACGATCGAGACCTTCCCGGGAATTATTTCGGGAGGTGGGGACCCTGACTAGAGAAGCTTAAACGGCGCGACTACTAGAAGGGAATCTTGGCCGAATGAAACCCAAGACAGAAACCGATAACCCCGATCTCCTCACCACCAGCGAGGCAGCAGACTACCTCCGGCTCTCCAAGATCACGCTGGAGAAGTGGCGCCGGGTAGTCGGACAAGGCCCACAGTTCGTGCGGCTGGGCGGGAAAGTGTTCTATCGGCGAGTAAGGTTGGACGAGTTCATCACCGCGCAGGAGTCCAACCAATGATAGGAAAGATGTTGCATGTCCTTGCACTCATCCTCGGCGTTCTAGCGTTCCTCTTATCTATCGAGTGTGCACCAGCCAAGGTGGGCTCTTGCGGCGAAGCAAATCAACTCATCCGCATCGTCATCATGGTGGAACTGCTTGCGATTGGATTCGCTGTAATCTTTAAAGAGAAAGGAGATGCCCCATGACAACGACCACTAAATCAGCGCGGCCCAAGTTGACCAAGAAACGATCCACGACGGAGGCGGGGGATGCCGACGCGCTAAAGATCATCCGTCTCCGAGCCGAGAACGTCAAGCGCCTGACCGCGTTCGATCTTCGCCCCGACGGTCAGACCGTGGTCCTCGGCGGGGAAGTAATCGAAGCCAATGACCTCGCAAGACGACAAGCAGCCGAGAAAGTCAAGATCGCAACAGACTCTGAGACCACCCTTGCAGCTGCCACAGATCCGAGTCACGAAGCTCCGTGAAGAGCTAACACAAGCCGAGGGACATCGGGACGGAATCGCAATCATCGCCAAGAATACTTGTGTAATCGCCGACAAGGAAGTCGAGAAGACCTCGCGGCTCGTAGACCCCGATCTCGCCCCGATCGAGGCTGCCCTGCGCGGTGCGGAGGAGCTGAATCGGAAGGTCCGCGCTGCCGCTCACCGTGCACAGATCGCAGCCTCCGTGGACGGTAAGCGCGAGGAAGTAGCGGCGCTTACTGCGGCGATCGCGGATCTCGATACCGAGCGCGCGGAAATGCTCGCCGCCGCCGAGTTCCCGGTGCCGGGGTTAGGGTTCGGCGCGGACGGGTCGGGCGTGACGCTCAACGGTATCCCCTTCGAGCAAGCGAGCGCCACGGAGCAGTTGATGGTCAGCCTGGCGATGGGCGCGGCGCTCAACCCTCGGCTGCGGGTGCTGCTGGTGAAGGACGCGAGTCTACTGACGGCGAAGAACCGGACGATACTGATTGATTGATGCGAGAGGGAGAATATGCAGGGTTTCATCGAGCTGGCCGGGGAGGGCGGAGAGGTGACAGTGGTAATCGAGGACGGGGCGGTGCGTGATAATGGAGAGGAACGCTAATCCCGCGATTTTTGAGGGCCGCATTGCAATGAGACTGAGAGAGGAGAAAGAGACCCCTATGATTGCTCCGTCGGATACTGTTCTAACGGCTCCACCTACCATTCCACTGCTCATGATCACCTTCCCTCGTGGCACTGTGCGGTACATGCCCGACTTCTCGGTGTGGTTCGATGGCGGCCCATGGTGGCCGCGAGAAGTCGGGCTCGCCTACGAACTGATCGGGAGGTACAAAGACTTCGACAAGGAGTTCAATCGCCCGGGAAGAAAGGGAACAGAATGAAAATCATCTTGGCCCTAAGCCTTTTCGCGGCGACCCTCGCAGTGGCTCTAAGCGGCTGCGGTGCGACTGACGCCGCGCCACCTGCGGATATCGCGAAGCATCTCTCGTATTTCCGCGACCCGAAGACCGGTCTGTGCTTCGCGGTGATCGGCTCGTTTACGTATTCCGGGTATACGGTGACATCGATTGCGGCAGTGCCGTGTGCGGCGCTTGGGTTTCGAGAACAGAAAGGAGAGCTGTGCCAATGACTGTTGCCAGAATCCCTACACCCCTCATGTCCGCGACCGACGCGATCAGCTATGCGATCGAAGCGTGTACTCGGCGCTCGCTCCCGCCCGGCAAGGTGCTGAGCGAGGAGTCGTTAGCGATGCTGAGCCCGGAGGCGCTGAGGTACTTCGCGCGGGTAGGCTGGATGCACGAAACGAACCACAAGTTGACGGATGATAGGCGCGGGCCGACCGAGGAGCCTAATGAGAGCGTTGTGCTTGGTTCGTTGGCCCGTGCCCCTCGTCCTGGCCGCCACCCCATTGACGGGCGAAACCCGTTCGGAATCTGGAAACCCTTGGAAGGCATCCGCATCCAAGGCGCAGATGGGCTACTGAAGCGGCTCCTGGACTTCGACCGCGCGGACCTCGACAAGCTGGCGACCGACTGTGCCGCGCAGGAGACCGGCTGGGGGAAACGGAAGCGCTGGGCGGAGGCCGCGAAGGAGGCGCTCGGAAAGAATAAGCGAGCCAAGAAGGTGGAAGAGCTGGCGTCGACGGATGTCGAGCGGCTCGGACAGCTCGCGGCAGAGGCATGGAAATAGAAAACATACGGCGTCGAGAATGCCCCTGAGATTCAAACTACGGCGTGGCGTCGCAATATATCGAAGTGGGTTATGTGATCGAAACACACTGTGAGAGAAAGAGAGATAACCTCATATGCGAACGAAGAAAGCAACCGCCGCACTGGCACGTGAGACCGAATCCATCTTTGGCCGTACCGAGGACCAATGTGAGAGCGATTCTTCCACTGGCGCAATCGCTGCGGCCGAGGTTCGCCTTGAGATCGACCGGCAGTATGGCTTCTCCCGCTATCGCGACCCAGTAACCCAGGCCCTCGGTCTCCTCGCCTCGGAATGGGAAGGCATGCACAAGGCGTGGCAGGGAGCCGCAGCGCGAGCCTTGATCGCCCAGAAACGCGACAAGGAGACAGGAGTCGCGTCACGAATAACCGCGATCCTTGTCGCCTATCGAGATGAGCTACGAGAGTTGCGCGATGGAGACCGAGCAAAATATCTAGAGCGCGAGCTGAAAGCCCACGTACTGTATCCTTGGCTCAAGTCGCACCGTGGATGCCCGAAGAGCGTACATACCGCGCGAGTGATCTCGATGATCGGGGACCCGCTGCGGTTCCCGGGACGACAGTGCGAGAAGTGCGAAGGGTATCTCGCGAGTGATCATGAGGGTGTCTGCAATCAGAGAGTGAAGGAGACGACCGCCGTCAATCGCGCTGAGGTCGAACATGGAGCTGGCAGTCTTCCCTTTCGTAGTGAGCCCAACCCAGCCGCCGAGATCATAGAGGCTGAGATCGAGAATAGGCGTGACGGCTGGGTCCTCTGCGGCGGTACTGTCGGCGCTCCTCGCCTCGGTACCGGCACCCGCGCTCTCTGGCATTACTTCGGGCTGCACGTCGTCGAGGGTAAGCGCCCTCGGCACCAGCGCGGGCGGCAGTCGGACTGGAAGGACGAGGGATACACGGCGCTGCTACAGCCTGACGGGATCGCCGATATGGTGATACGTCAGAAGTGTGAGCCGTGGTACGGGGTTTATGTCGCGACGAAGGAAAGGATTTGTAAGGAACGCGGCGTCGAGCAGAACGCTGAGAGCGAGAGATCTGGTGATGCCGAGCTAGGGACCGATCAAGCCCTTGAGAACGAGAGTCCGCATGGTCCCAAGTTCACTCGGATGCATGCACACAAGATCGGGCGGGTAGTGCTGGCGAAGGCGTTCGTCGGCGATCTGCTCGCGGAATGGAAGAGACTGGTTTCGGCGCATTGAGCCGCGGGTTGTGATCGAGTACTCGACTAGTGCGCCGCGGCCAGACGTGTCGCAAGGTTAGATGCGAGCGGGCTACCTGTGGGCGTCGGGTAGCCCAGTCCTCGAATAATCAGGTGTGATCGACGCTCGCCATGAGGAGGGGCCGGAGCGTAAAGCGTATTGTGATCGAATTGCCGAATGAGAAGAAGATAGAGAGAAGGTCGAGTCGTCATCTGAGATCGGATTGATCCCTGGCCGTCTTTCTCTTTCCTGCCTCTACAGATCACCATACCGCGTAATCCGGGTACTCATCCTCGGACGGCGGCACGATAAATGCCAACATCACGGCATCCGCCCGGTCTGGGCTTCGGGCGTCCTGTCCCACTTCGCGCGTGGCAACTGTCGAGTCCTTCTTACTGACGATCAGCTCTTTGCCCGCCGAGGTCGGCTTGCGCTTGATATTCGCGAGCTGCGCCGCTAGATCATCATCGTCAGGGTCGATATCGATGTCCCCGGTCTCGAATCGCTCCCGCAGTCCCCAGTACCCCTCAGCGCGGAGATTCGCGTAGTGTTCGGGGTCGATCGCGCGGGCCGAGACGGAGACGCCGCGGACGGGCTTCGACTGTTCCTTGGCGCGGTCGACTAGACCTCGACCGACCCCGATGTAATCGACTTTCGCAATCGCCGCCCCGGTCGAGTCAAGATCACGGATCAGATTCCCGCAGGAGATCATGGTGTCGGGCTGTGAGTCCTCGCGGATGATGCGGACTACTGGCCCACGGCGGTGAGCGATCACGTTCTTGTCCCCGCCTGCGCCGACGTCGACGCCGAGTTCGCTAGGACCGGCAGCGGCGAGTGCGGAGAGATCACGAAGCTGAGCAGCGCGAATCCAAGAGATCGGGATCAGGCCGGATGTAGATTTCTCAGGGAACCGGCCGAGGACTTTTGAGATGTAGAGGGGGTTGTCCTCACCCCACTTTCGTCGCTTCTCCTCGACCCAGGTAGGGCCTACCAGCGCATGGCGGATAACCTCCGGCACTTCCTCGCCTGTGAAGTTCGGGGAATCGAACGCCGAGATCCCAATCACGTTCCATCCAGAGCCCGGTTTGCAGACCGTGCCGAACTCGGTATTCATGTCATCGGGGTTTCCTATCGCGAGGAACTTAGAGTCCTCGTTAGACATAAGGGTGTCAGCCGCCTCCCAGAGAGCAGGAGTAATCCCCGTGGCCTCGTCGAAGATAATGAGAACGTATCGCTGGTGAATGCCTTGAAAGGCGGTTGGCGATTGATCCTGCGGCTTACGGCCCATCGCGATAATCTCTTCGTTGCCGGCCTTCCCCAGCGCCCACCACTCGGTTTGATTGACACGACCGAAGAGATGGCCTTTGGCGTGTGCTCGATTGATCTCCCGCCAGAGGATCGCACGGACCTGCGAGTCGGTCGGGGCCGAACTTATGACAAACGCATCGCCTGGTCTGTGCGCATCTAGCCACCAACACGCGACCCGGGAGGATACCATTGACTTTCCTAAGTTATGGGCCGAATGAACTGCTGTACGGCGATTGTCCCGCACCGAGGCAATGATCGAAGCCTGTTTACTCCAGAAATGTTCGCCGAGTTTCTCGTGAGCCCAAGAGACAGGGTCGGCCAAGTAGCGGGCGCGGGTTGCGTCGGTTGCTGCAAGTTCCGCTTCCTGCGCGCCGGCCTGCGCAGCGCGTGCAGACTGTAGCGTCGGCATCTCCCGCCCCTTCCACCAGACTTCGAGGAGTTTGGTCGCCTCCGGGATCTTGTGCGCGGGGAGAGCGGCGATCTTGGCGATCATCCGATCCCAGGTAAGGCGGTCTGGCGCGGAGAGGGAAGAGGGATCAGGGAGAGTGGTGGTAGCAGCAGGGACGGTAGACGGTGCGGAAGGGATGGCCGGCGTGGCGATGGGAACGGCTGACAGTGCGCTCGTCTCGTGCCTGCGAGACGGGGAACCGGAGAGCGGGGGTTTCACTTAGCGGATCGTAACACGAGGATAGCTACCGATAGGCATTTTTCAAGTGGCGCTCAGCCTTTTCGAATAGCTCGAAGCCTTGAGTGAACATCTCCGATCCGATAGCAAACGAGAGATTCGCCGCAGATCGCCAGCCCCAGCGGGTAAAGATAGCGTAGCAGCGATGCGAGAGGGCGTGAACAGCGCGCATGATCCGAGCCGTCGTTCTGGCCTGTATGTACTCTTGGTATTGCGTCGGATTGCGCACCCCGGAGGGCCAGTTGAGTTTCATTTTAGATCTTCCCCTCGCCCATCACGGCGATCGCGGTCACCAGTCTCGTGTGTGCCAACCCCATGAGCTTGCTCATGGGAACCCCGCGATTCGCGAGCCGCGTAAACGAGAACGCGATCAGCTCCTTGGCCTTTGGTGCGAGGGATGGCCGGAAATACGCCGCTCTCGCCCACCACGCGGACATCGCGGGCTTGTCGTCGTTGTACTGGAGCGCCTCGCCGTCCTTGACGCCTGCCACGACGTTGGTGAACTTAGTGCCATCCCAGGTGATGGAGAAGATGCGGGTGATCTGACCCGCGACGGTTCCATCACCCGCGGAGAGTTTGAGACCGAGACGCATCATCGTTTCGGCGGTTGAGGCGATGACGTCGAAGGGACGCACACTGCTACCCGTACCGTTAGTCGTACCGGTTACCGGCGCGTTCCCCGTGCGGACTCCCAGCCAGTACACGTTCTCCAAATCGTAGTACCCGACGCTCCACAACTGCTGGGAGTTGAAGGTGCTGACCGCTGCCTTATCTACCTTGCTCTCCGCCCAGAACGCTTCCTGGTTCCCCTGCCAGTCCCCGATCACGTAGCACTCGCGGATCGCGCGCGTCACGAACTCCTCGAAGATCGCGCCGAAATCAAGATCGGTCGCGAGGCTCGTGTGCACGAGGAATCGGCACGCCATGATCCATTGATGGGGCTGACGGCCCGAGACCGAGCCTTGGGTGCGGATGAACGGGATCTGGTTGCGCATCCCGCGCTCGATGAGATCGACGGCGAGGCGGTCCCCGGTCAGGAGATAGTACCAGTAGAGGTTCTCCCAATACTGATGCGAGGAGTTGAAGTCGCTGCGGTAGAGCCCGTACCCATAGGCGGCTTGACCGAGATAGAACCAGTGATCCTCGGACACGGGAGCGCCTTGCAAGATTTGGGTGTGCAGCATCCGCTCGGCCGCGGGGAGCGAGATCTCGTCAATCCATTTGGGTTCGCCGAAGCGGTAGGCGGCGTGGACCGCAGAGGAAGCGGTGTTCCAGTAGTCGGTCCAGGTGGTGCGCAGGTACAGCTCGTCCCAAGCGCCGGTGCCTGACCCGGTCTCGCCGTCGCCGACGTGGTACTCCCCCCAGTACCGAGGGAATAGACCCCAAGTCATGAGGCCGCTCAAGCCCTCCAGGCCCCGCCAGCGAAGGGTAGAGTCGAGGAGATTGCGAAGCGCGGCGTCGTAGGGAGCGAGGTCGGGGGCCAAGACTCCAGTAGGGATGGAACGGATAGCGCCGGAGGTGTAAAGGTACTGAGGATCGACCAAGCCCCGGAGCGGGGCGTTCAGCCCGCGCCAGAAACGCGGCATGTCGAACCCGGGGTCGGATGTCGCGGCGAGAGAGTATTTAACGAAGACCGCCTGGTGGTGGGCGAGCCAGAACTTGTCGGATGCGAGATCGATCTTCAGGGAGTTGCCGTCGAGGCGGAGGGCTTGAGGCTCGTACCGGTGCATCTTGCGAAGTGCGACGGCGAGAGAGCCAATCTTATTACGCGCGAACAGCATGCCGCCGAACGCCGCGGTGCCAGAGACGGTCTTGTCCCCGACGCGCGCGACGTAGGACTGAGGGTGTGCAGTCTTGTTACCCTTGGCGTCGACATCGAGGCGCGTTGGGCGGAGTTGCTGCTCTAGGCTCGCGGAGAGAGGGTTGCCGGCCGTGGCATCAGCGGTTATCACCGTCGCTTCCGGATAGAGATCGACCGACTCCGGGGCAGCGGACAACAGGAAGCTCTCACGAATGAGTGTCCCGAGAACCGCGTTCCACGAGCCGTCCTTCTTGACTTCGCTTGAGTCGGCCAGTGTCCCTTCCCAGGCGAGACGCTCCCCGACCTCGACGTAGGACTCGCCCGCGCGGAACTCGTAGCGACGACGGAAAGAGATCGCGCCGCCGCCGAAGGAAAGGTTGGTTTTCCCCTCGACGACGATGATCGCGACGAGCGGACCGCGGTACTCGATGGTGAGTGCGCGGAGAGAGGTCGAGGCGATGTCAAGATGCTCGAAGGTGCCGGAGAGACCCTGCGAGGTGAAGACGGGGGAGCCGTCAGCCAGGCTACCCGCGAGCCCTATGGCGGAGACGGTGTAGCGGGCCACGCCGGTATCGACGGTTAGAGCGCTGGGGCCGGCACCGAGCCCGGCGGCCAGGACGAGCAGGGGGCGAGGGGGAGGCGCGTTCGTCCCCTTCTCGACGCCGACGACTAACTCGCAGTCGAGCACACCCTTCGCGGAGATCGAGAGTGAGACCGGGACCGAGACGAGCACCCACTGGATCGCGGTAGGGTTCGCCTTCGTTCGCCACCATGCGGTAGGGCGGATGTCGGCGGGGATGTAAGCACCACCGCCAGCACCAGCGCTACCACTCTTGACGCGGACCGCGAGCCGGGAGACGTCTGTTACGGCCAGGCTCTCCGCGAGAGGGACGGCGATCGAAGCGTATTCGGAGGAGCGCAAGACGCTCATTGAGTCAGTAATGCGGAAGGGGATCGCGGTAACAGGCAGCGGGGAAGGGGGCGGCACAGGCGCCGGCGAGGGTGCTGGCGGCGGTGCTGGCGGCGGTGGACCGTCTGTCAGCTGCCCCAGTGCCTCATCCAGCTTTTTGAGGCCCTCGGCGAGGAGAGATTGCGCGCTGATGATGCTGTCACGGATGCTCACGGGATTCTGCTCCTGATCGGAAAAGGATCTGCGGCGCCAAGAAGTTCGCCGGCTCTCTCCTCGTAGCCTCGATTGAAAGCGTAGTACGGAAGCGTCCATAGATCGAACGGGTTGAGCCCAAGCGGACGGGTCGCGATACTAAGGCCAGCCATTCGGGGAGGAAAGATTGTCATAATCGCGCGACCATAACAATAAGCAGCCTGCTCGTGTTTTGTCATCGCCAAACCACGAGGATCGGTCTCGGCTTGCCGTGCTCAGTCGCCGGCAGATCCTCGAAGGCGAAGGCGAGCGGGATCTTCCCGTGACGGTATCGCTGGTAGCGCGTGAAAACACGGAGATGTCCGGAGTCTGCTGCGCAGAGTTCAGCGCCGTTGGAGATGCGCCGAGGGCATCGGCCGGAGATCGTGGCAGAGATGACGTCACCCGAGGCGAGGGAGCGGGTCGCTACTCGTGGCATGGTGCTCTCTCTGTCGTCTTTTGCGGACGATCAAGCTCTCGGTACCACAGGATCTCCTCCCGCATCCGGTTCACGGTTTGGCGGGTCGCAGCGGTGATCGGTGCGGTGTCGAGTTCGCGAACCGCATCCTCCATCGACATGTAGGTGGGTTCGCGCTCGATTGTTGGTCTCAGGTTCTTCCAGTCGAGCTGCCAGTGGCACGAATGAGCAGTAGCAACGATGGTTCCGCGGATCAAGTAGTTCCACTCTCCGCTTGGAGTGCCCTCGACGCAGAGATGTTCGTGAGGGTATTGGGCTTGGACGACAGAGCGAGCGTCGGCCTCAGAGATGTAGGCGGGACCGGATCTCTTACTCATACACGCGGCCCCCTTCCGGCTCGATCAGGTCGCCGCCAGTCCATTCGGGCTGAAAGTTTGGCTCGCGGCAGGCAATTCGGCGAGTGTGCTGACGGAGAGTAACGAGACGGTCGACAGCGGCGGCAGTATCCTCGGAGATCGCTCCCATGGCGAGCGCGGCGGAACGGAAATCATCCATCCTTAAATTGCCCTCTCTACTTCTCCCAGCTCGCAGAGCTTATCCCATGCAGACGCCTCTCTCTCTGCCAATAGAGAATCTGCGCGACAAGGCGAGCATTTTTTCTGCCGAGTTCTGCCGCGTAGGCACGAAAGTAGGCGTCCTCGTCCATCATAGATTTGATTCTATCTCATTCCTCCGGTAGCTGCCCCGGCTCCACTCCCAGCATCCTGGCGAGCGCCGTCTTCGCTGCGGCCGGATCACTCAGCTCGACCGTGGTTCGCGCTCCGAACCGCTGCTTGTGCGTGACGCCGAGATACCAGCTCATGGTCTTTTGCCATACCTCGGCGCCCTTGGCGTCCGGTTTGCGGATCTCCCAGAGTGGGGCGCCGGAGTCGGGATCTACCGCTTGGCGCCCGGTTGTCGGATCTAGCTTCGGAATACGCTCTCCGCGAATCATTTGTAGCACTTGTGCGGTATTTTTCTCCGCCATCCCCTCGGCCTGAAGCCGTCTCGCGTGGTGGTACGCGTCCCGGAAACCGGGAGGAGTGTCGTTCTCCTGCCAACGAAGCACCGTGTGCTCGTAGGGCATGCGAGGGTCGGCGCAGATCTGATAGACCATCTCCCCGGAGGCGAGACGGGTCAGGATTTCGTCACCGAGTTCCTGAGTGTAGATCGTCGGGCGGCCCTGGAGGCCGGTGCGTGGAGGGGTCGGCGGAGCGCCAGACGCGGGGCGATCAGCGAGGCGATCAGGGGGTGGGGAAATAGCCGCTGTGATCCCCCCAGGAAGCATGCCGAGAGACGCAGGACGATCGGCTAGCGGGTGCGGCTCAGGCTCGGGAGTTCCTGCCCCCTTCATGAAAAGAGCTGCACCGTCTGGGTCATCTCCGCTGCGGAAACCCGGTCGAGGGGCTGCGGAGATCGTGACCGTGGGGGGTTTCCGCGGTTTGCCGTTGCGGTTCGGGCGCTTGCCGCCCTTGGGTCCGAGCTTAGGGGCCATCTAGGGGAGAGAGTGTACCACAAAGCTCTCCCGCCGAAGCTCTCGTCTGTTTCCTGGATTTTAGGTGCCCGTAGCCGCGGCTTGCACGCGCCCAGTAAGGCACATCCTCCCAGCGCGGCGGGGTCGTGAGACGAGCGGCGCCCGCGTCAGGGGCAGAGACGATCCCGTAGCGGAGGATGTCCCCAAGATCGGGCTGAACGCTCTCGATCGCTTCTTGGAGGAGCCCGGGGTGCGCGATGCGATTGCGCATGTCACGATTGACCTCGACGACGTAGAAGAGACGAGCGTGATCGTGGTTGTGGTCGTGACTCATACCGCCTCCGTGTACTTGAGCGCGACGGTCTCGGCGGCGACGAGGAGCGGGGTGCCGGCGTGGATGAGAGCGAGGATCTCGGGGCGAAGCTTACAGAGATTCATCATGTTGATGGGACGGCACTGAATCGCGTGACGGATCGCGGCGTCGATGGGGTCTGGGGTCTTGCGAGTGTTGGTTCTCATTTGCGTGCATATCTCCTTTCGATTGGGTTGCATCGTTAAACGACGATCTTGAGTGCGATCCGCTGCTCGTGAGCCTTGCCGAGGAAGTACCGAGCCTCGACGAGCATTCCCATCTTGCGGAAGTCGGCGGCGACTCGAAGCCATGCTGCGACGTGTCCGTGGTTCGTGCTGCTCCAAGGGCGGGTAGTATGTCAAGAGGGGGAGTAGACCAGGTATGGAGGCTTTACAAAAGTGAAAGCGAGGCGTAAGACAGTTGACACGAAACTACGCACAAACTAAGCGACTACTCGAAGAGATCTGAGCGCAGCCGACTGTACGTCGTCAGGCACTCGCCAGAAGCTGAGAGCCCCACGACAGGGGATCGGGGTAGAGAGCGCGGAGATCACTCGCACGGGCCAGCAGCGTGGGCCGCTCGCCCAAGGGGAGGAGCGGCAGACAGCGGCGCGCGGAGTCGTGCAGCGCGACGGGAACTCGATGAGAGCCAAGAGCGCGGACGAAGGGAGAGAGTCGAGAGCGGGGAGTGAGACGCCGAGGGACTGACAGATCGCCGCGCAGTCGGCGTAGGACTCGGGGGTGTCACGGGCTGACGCGTGCAGGCAGACAGGAGTCGCGATGCGGGAGGTAGGGAGTCGCCACGTGCGATTCTCGAAGAGCTTGTGACCGGTGGCGATGGCCCAAGCCCAGGAGGGACGGACGGAGATCGCGTGCGTCGGGAGCGAGTCGGACATAGCGCGGTAATCCTCCTTTCGATGCCGGAGAAGACGAGCGGTCTCGGCGCGATGATAGACATCGATCTCCTCGGAGGAGCTTCGCCAGGGGATTCCCCCGCCGAGCGCCTCCCAGAGATCGCCGAATCCAGCACCCTTCTCCTTGGTTCGACTTTCAGGTGTAGAGATGTTTGGCCCGTTCCGACGCATCGGTTTCTCCTCTTGCTGGTGAGAGTGTCGGTTGATGTATATGAGAGGGGGCGAGCCCTTGCGACCCGCCCCCGCTCAGCCCTTTAGGCGACGATCTCCATCAGCTTGCCGGCCTTCGTCTCCAGTGCGACGCGGGTATCGGCGTTTGAGATCGAGCGAGCGAACGCGGTGACGCCGTTCACGATGTCCCAGATCGTGCGCACCTTCCCCTCCTCGGCCGTACCGGCGTCGACGGAGGCGACTGCTTCGGACTTCGTAAAGCCGCGCTTCTGGAGCCATCCGGCGACGGTCTCGTCCTTGCCGATCGGGATCTTCTTCTGCTGCGCGGCGCTGATACCGGCGACGATGGCGGCAGTCGACTCCTCGGCGTACTGAGCGAGGAACTTCTGTCCCTCATAGGCGAAGCGATCTGGGGCGCCGCCGGTGTGACGGATGCGAAGCTCGCGGACGTCGGTCGCTCCCCAGACGATTCGATTGTCACAGACGTAGCGATAGAGGAACGTGGTCAGCCCGAAGACAGCGGCGCCGACCTCGGAGTTCCAGACCATGAAGCCGCGAAACAGCTTCTCGTCCCCGATCTCGATGACGTTGACGGGGTCGACGAGGAAGATGAAGACGTTGCGGTCACCCGCGTAGAGAGTCGTGGCGCGCTTCGGGTTGGTCGTCGCGTAGGAGGCGGCGGGGATCTGCCAACGACCGTCGAGGTTGGCCTTCTCGACCGCATCGACGACCTCGGAGTCCCAGATCCGCCCGTAGGAGGTCGAGGTCATGGCGCGGAGTGCGTGAGTGCCGTTCGACTGTGCGAGAACGAGAGAGTCTTCACGGAGAGGGGAGCGTTCGAGACCCCACTGGAGATTGATTGCGGCGAGTTCGGCAGGGAGAGTGCGGAGATAGGCGGCCGGGGCCGAGGCGTACTGTGCGAGCTGCCCGAAGGCGTAGTGGGTCGGGTGGAGCGCGATCTTCTCGCCACGAGTCGGATCGAAGACCTGTGCCACGATGCCACCGGATGCAGCGGGAAGGATCTGGATGTCGTGGGTGGTCGGGGTCGCGGTCCAGCTCTCGGACTTGCGATGCAGGACAGCGGCCTTGAGTGCGGCGAGAGAGAGATAGCGCTCGTCATCGGGGCGCGTGGCCCACTGGTGCGAGGCGGCGGTGAGAGTGGTGCGCATCGTCATGGTGTTGCCTTTCTGTCCCGTACAAGGCCCTGGACCGGCCGTTTCGTCGTTGGGATGTCTCTATCGACTCCCACAGAGGAAGAGTACTACACTCAGAGCAGAGTGTCAATAGACGAAAGTGGGGCGTAAAGAAGGGGGAGGTGGTAAGACGTAAGTTCGTCTTCAGTCGTCAAATGCTTCTTGCCCCGGAGCCGACCCGCAGACGGAGCATGCGAGACGAAGGGGTGGGTCGTCGGTCCCGTCCTCGTAGGCGACGATCCACTCGAAGGAACAGGAGACGCCGCAAGGTGCGCAAATGCCGAGACGAAGCTCGTCGGGGTCCG